ACGTCTTGTATCGCTTCAAATGTCGTTTCCGGAAATTCGTTTCTCTTTTAATAAACGTCGGATTCAAGTTTCGGATCTGAAAAAATATTCTGCCCTGTTCAGCGAACACGTGGTGATTGAAAAATCAGATAACGTATCATTTTTCTTTGGTTCATCCGAGGATGGTTTCCGATCAAACAGTTTTGTCAACGGTGTGAATACACGACAGGGTGGTTCATATGTTGACTATATTGTAAATGGTGTAGTTGAAGAACTGGTCACCATGATCAAAAAGAAACACAAAATTGATGTCGTAAAAGCCACAATTAAAAATGGTTTGACCTTTGTTCTATTTTCTCGGAACTTTGTCAATCCTAAGTTTGATTCACAAACGAAGGAAAAATTGACGAACCCAATGAGTAATGTAAAGGAACATTATGAGGGTGCCGAATGTAGAGATTTTGCATTTTATGCTCGTAAAATTCTCAACACACCCGAGATTATTGATCCGATCATTGAGGCTCAGTTGGCCAAGAAAATTGCGGCTGACAGACGTGCCGCAACCATGGCTCAGAAAAAACTGAAAAAGGTCAAGGTTGCCAAACACATTGCAGCAAATACCGATAACGCCACACTTAAAATTGTTGAGGGTGACTCAGCGATGGGTTTCCTTTTGAAAGTACGTGATCCAAATAAGGTCGGTGCGTTTCCTCTCCGTGGTGTCATTATGAATACATGGGATATGAAACCTGCCGATGTTCTGAAAAATAAGGAACTGAGTGAATTGGTCGCCGTACTTGGTTTGGATATTAATAATCCGAACAGTGTTGATGATATGACATATGAACACATTGCGACGCTCACCGACGCTGACCATGACGGCATTGGTCACATCTCACCTCTACTGATTGCCTTCTTCTACAAGTTCTGGCCTCGGTTGCTCAAAGAACGTCGAGTGAAAATTACTCGGACTCCGATTATGATCTCGACCAAAGGTAAGGATACCAAATGGTTCTATACCTATGAGGAGGCTTCAGAATTTAAAGCGAATGAGTCTGGTTGGAAACATCGGTATATAAAAGGCTTAGGAAGTTTGACTGAAGAAGAATATGATGTTATAATTAACAAACCAACATACGACACAGTCACTGTGGACGATGTGAAAATTTTTGAAATGATGTTCGGCAAAGATGCTGGACTGCGCAAGGAGTTTATGTTCGCATGAGTGTTCTAGATTTTGTTACTGATACACCTATGAAAGGTGATTATCCCATTTCTGCGGTTGCATCTAATGAGTGGAAATCGTTTGCCATGTATACGGTGGAATCACGTGCCATTCCAAATATGATTGACGGACTGAAACCGGTCCAACGATTCTATTTGTACTCGTCAATTCTTAATTCTAAAAAGGATTTTAAAAAGGTCTCTGCCGTCTCTGGTATCATTTCAGATTACGGCTACAACCACGGAGAGGCTTCTGCTGCTGGTGCTGGTCAGTTAATGGCAGCTGAATGGAATAATAACATTTGTCTAGTCGAAGGCCGTGGTTCATTTGGTACTCGACTTGTACAAGAGGCTGGTGCTGCTCGATATGTCTATACTCGACTGCACGAGAACTTTAACAAATATATTCAGGATTTGGATCTGTCACCTCAACACGAGGACCCAGAGCACGAACCACCTGCATTCTATCTGCCAGTAATTCCATTGGTATTGGCAAATGGTGCCAAAGGTATTGCGACAGGATTTGCTACAAATATCTTACCTCGTGATCCTAAGGCACTGGTCAAGGCATGTTCCGAATATGTCAAAACGGAAAAAATTAAAAAACGTATTCCAGTTAAATTCCCAGAGTTCAATGGCTTTGTTCAATTTGACCAGGAGACTCAGAAACATACAGTACTCGGTCGGTTCGTAAAGAAAAGCAAAACCGTTATGATGATTAATGAGGTACCATATGGATTTGATCGTGAGTCGTATGTAAAAATCCTGGATAAACTCGAGGAGGATGGTGACATCGTCTCCTATGAGGATCTATGTGATAAAAAAGGCTTTCAGTTCGAAGTCAAATTAAAACAGAACACCTCGGCAAATTGGACCGATTCTCAAATCATATCCAAATTTAAATTGAGTAAACCATTGACTGAGAACCTAACAGTTATTGGACCGAATGGTAATCTCAAGGAATATACAGACGAACGTGATCTGATTAAGGACTTTTGTGATTACCGATTGGGCATTTTACAAAAACGGATTGATCTAAATCTCAATTCTGAACGAGAGCAATCTCGTTGGTTGTTGGTCAAAATGCAATTTATTCAATCAGTCTTGGATAATAAAATTGAATTTAAAAACAAAAAGAAGGATGCGGTTGCAGAACAAATCCATCAAAATACTGAGGCAGTTCCTAGTGATGTAGATAAATTACTGCGAATTAATATTTTGAGCTTGACTGATGAGATGGTTAAACAGTTGGAACAAGAAATTAAAGAATGCCATGATAATATTGACTATTGGACTGGTACCACACCTCAAGAACAATTCCTACAGGATATAAATAATGTGTGATTAACATTATTTTAGAGGCATCCTATGGCTTTAGTCCAAAACTATTTGACACCCACTTCGTTTTCTATCGTTATTGATAGATTACCTAGTGTTGAATTTTTTACGCAGAAGGTCAATATCCCTAGTTTGGCGGCTGGTTCGATTGAGCAGATTACTCCATTAAACAATATATACCAACCAAAACAAAAGATTGCATATGCTGATTTGGATGTTACGTTTATTGTTGATGAACAGATGAGTAACTATCAGGAAATATATGGTTGGATTGATCAGAATGCACAACCAAGAGAATTGGGGTCATATGATTCTGAAACTGCTGTATCGGACATTTCTGTAATTATTAATAACAGTCATAAAAATTCAAATATAAGATTTAATTTTATTGATTGTTTCCCTACTGATCTTTCACCAATTTCATTGGATATTACCAATCAGGATGTTATATATCCTGAAGTTACAGCAACCTTTAGATACACATATTTCACGATTGACAATTTAAACGATTGACTTTTTTCATTACATATGGTATAATGTAATGTTAATTTAATTTGAGGTTTGTAATGAGCACAGATGATATAAGTGAACTATGGGCAAAGGACTCTCCCATTGATGAAACAAATTTGGTAGGTGAATCCAAACGGATCCCTACTCTTCACAGCAAGTACTATAATATGTATTATAAGGAAGTGCTGAGAGTCAAAAAACTACGATTTGATTACAAGGAACTCGAAAGGCTCAAATTTGAGTACTACACGGGCTCGTTGGACGAAGAGACTATGCGAGAGCATGGCTGGAGACCTTTCCAACTCAAAGTTCTCCGGTCGGACCTGGATAAATATATTCAGGCGGATAAGGATATTATCCAACTGAGTCTTAAAATGGATTATCACAAGGCTCGAGCAGATTTCCTAGAAGATATAATTAAAACAATACACAGTAGAAATTTTGTGATTAAGAATATGATAGATGTACTGAAATTCCAGGCAGGTGAATATTAATAATGGATAAAATAACGGCTGAATACTTAGACTCTGTGTATATGAGACTTGTCTGTGATGCTAGCATCAAACAAGAACTCTCAGAGTTTTTTAGTTTTCGGCCTGAAGGCTATCAGTTTCATCCATCATTTAAGGCTAGATATTGGGACGGTTACATTCGACTCTTCAGTCCTATGAAACCAGTTCTGTATGTTGGTCTCCTGGAAAAATTAAAAGAGTTCTGTGAAGTCCGAGATTATCAACTTGAGGTGGATCAGCAATTCGAGGAAGCAAAAGTACCAGATAATTACGGTTACGAAGTCGCAGAAGAAATTAACTGTAAATTCACACCACGTGACTATCAGAATGATTATGTAGTAAATGCTATTAAAAAGAATAGAACATTATCTGTCTCGCCGACGTCATCTGGTAAATCATTAATCATTTATCTTATTCAGCAACATTATTATCAAGCCTTTCAGCATCGTACTCTAATCATTGTTCCTACAATTGGTTTGGTACATCAGATGAAAGGTGACTTTATTGACTATGGGTGCAATCCAGAACACATTTACACAATCCAAGGAGGTGTAGATAAAAATACTGCTGCACCCATAGTCATCTCTACATGGCAGTCACTGATTAAATTACCAAAGGAATGGTTTGACCAATTCCGTGTTGTGCTTGGTGACGAGGCACATTTATTCCAAGCTAAATCACTTACAAAGATTATGGAAAAGCTCACTGATTGTGACTATCGGCATGGGTTTACTGGTACTCTTAAATCGTCTGAATCAAAAACTCACCGCATGGTATTAGAAGGATGTTTTGGACCGGTTGTCAAATATGTCAGTACAAAGGATCTGATGGATCAAGGTACTGTTGCTGATTTCCAGGTAAAGGCAATCACACTGTCTCATTCAAAGGACGCTCGTAAAGTCTTTAAGGATGCCATAAATAAAGTCGACAAGGTTAAAAAATATCCTGCCGAACGAGAGTTCATAGTCAATCATGAAAAACGAAATCTGTTTATACGGAATCTACTCTGGTCACTAGAAGGACAGAATAATCTTATTCTTTTTGATTTGGTTGAAAAACACGGGAAAATATTAGAACCCTTGTTGCACAAGGACGGTCGTCAATTACATTTTATATACGGTGCAACTTCAGGAGAGGAACGTGAGCGCATTCGACATTTGGTGGAAAACGATCCAATCAAACAACATGATATCCTTGCATCTTATGGCGTTTTTAGTACTGGGGTGAATCTCAAAAAGCTTGACAATGTAATCTTTGCTTCTGGTTCAAAATCAGAAATAAAAGTACTTCAATCTATTGGTAGAACATTGAGGAAGGGAAATGATGCAGATAAAGCTACTCTTTATGATATTGCTGATGACCTCAGCTCTGGCTCATTTGAAAACTATACTCTCCGTCATTTCAGAAAGAGAATTGAAATTTATTCTTCAGAAGAGTTTCCATTCAAAATTTATACAGTAGACATATAATTGGTTTTTTAAGGTGCATAACCTTATTATACACACTTCTGAGAAAATGTCAACACGTAGAACGAAAAAAGTTGAAAAAAAATTTGTTG